CTATGCTGTTTTGATATCTACGATAATCCAGTCTTTACCACGATCATCATTGTATCGGTCGGTCATTTTTCTGGATTTATGGCCTAACAACTTTTGCGTATCCAGACCCTGTTCCCGATATAACCGTTCTGAGAGAGATCGCTGCTCATGAAATGTGGGCGCAGTTCCTTGCTCCCATTTTATGCCACATTTTTCCCGGGCCTTTTTAAAAGCCGTTGTCAGAGTATTTGCAGAAACCTGGTCTCCTCTGTTTGCTTGAGAGGTAGTGTGACGGTAATGGACCAGATATTTACTAACAACAGCATCCCTGCACTGAGATATAACTTCACGAAGGGTAATATTCAGAGCATCGCATTTCAGGTTAAGCGGAATAGCAAGTCTTGAACCGGTTTTTTCCTGAGTAATGTGCAACATGTCGTCCCATATATCAGAGAATTTCAAATTGCAGATATCGCCTAAACGTTGTCCAGTAACAAGAGCAAGTAGCATCCCGCATTTTAAATAGGGCTGCCGTCTGCTTACGCTGTCAAATATTGCCTGCCATTCGGGCAGTGATAATCTTTGGCGGTTTACTCGATTTCGCGGTTGTTTTGTTGCCTGCGCTGGGTTAAATCCTGGCGGAACATGTCCTGCGTGTTGTGCTTCTTTGAAGACGTCGATCAACACCATTCTCACGACTTGCGCCATCCTGTTATGACCTTCAGCCTTTACAGCATCAATTATTTCGGCAATATCAAGTGCGGTAATATCCTTGAGGTGTTGCATTCCACAATGCTCACGGAAAAGACGAATGGGTTTGCCTTTTTGCCGATAGGAGTTGGGTCTTAGTTCATTATGTTGCAGCCTGTCCTCCTGGATAGAAATATATTTATCAAGCCATTCTGTCACCGTAATGTCTGAGCGCCTGCCTTTCATTCTTTCCAGACGCTCATTGACGCTTAATATTTGTCTGGTACGTTGTTCAGCAATAATGGTATTTGCTTCAGTAGCAACTTGTTTTGCTTCATTCTCATCAGTTCCTAAGCTATGAAAACGACCGGATAGTGGATGTTTGTATTGCCAATATACCTTTCCGGTTCGCTTATCTAATTTGCAATATAAATTGGGTATAGAGATTTTGTGAGATCGGGGTCTAGCAGCCATCAGCGATTATCCGTTGGAGTTTTGGGTTTGCGTTTATTGGGAGTTGCGGTTCTGCAAGCGTTCCTACAAAACGGGAATTTCGGTCAATCATCCAGTAGCGACCAACTTTTATAGCGGGTGGGGCCATCATTTTCCCTTGCGCGTATTTTTTCAGAACTCGCTCACTTGGTGCTAAGTCCCCAAATTCTTCTTTAGCCCAGTCCTGTAAAGTGATTAGTCGAGACATTTGTCCTCCTCTTAGCTGCTGAGGGAGTTTGTGACCGATATATCTGACATGATATTAAGCTCATGGCAGGTACATCTCTTGACTGGTCATAGAGATAAATTTAATGCTGAGAAATGCAGTATTGAATTTATCAATTTTTCTATTTCCTGCGTATGGCACGTAACTTCTTAATGTGTTCTGCCGTTTCGATCTCTTCTGCTATCCGATCTGCATCAGCTTTATTCACAGGTTCAAAGTCATGATTAAAGCGGAACATGCTGGCGATACATGTTCTGCCTTTTCGGATGTAGTGAACTTTGTTGTGGGTAGAACGCAGGATTTTGCAGGGAGTGCCGTGGTGGTCGACGTACCAGGTGTTAGGAAAAATGATTCTGAACATTTTTACACCTCAGTTGGACGATGTTGAAATTTGCTGCTTTGAGGCCATCACAATCCCCATTGTTTGTTCTTAAGTTCGATCTCCTCCTGGCAACTTGCACAAGTCCGACAACCCTGAACGACCAGGCGTCTTCGCTCATCTATCGGATCGCCACACTCACAACAATGAGTGGCAGATACAGTCTGGTAGTTCAGACGACGCATTTTTATTGCTATATTGCGCTGTAATTCTTCGATTTCTGATGCTGAATCAATGATGTCTGCCATCTTCCATTAATCCCTGAATTGTTGGTTAATACGCTTGAGGGTGAATGCGAATAATAAAAAAGGAGCCTGTAGCTCCCTGATGATTTTGCTTTTCATGTTCACCGTTCCTTAAAGACGCCGTACAGCATGCTGATATGAGACAATGTTGATTCATTAAGTTGATTCCAGACTTCCTTTGGTAAATGCTTGTATCAGTCTGTTTGCTGCTGCTTTCTGCGCTGCCACATTGGCAATAACAGATAGTTTTTCCTGGCTGGCTTTCGTGCAGATCCCCGCCCAGTTATCCATCAGAAAAAAATCCTCTCTTTCTGCAGAGCTGGTAGTTGCACATAGTTTTTCGATCATAGAAGTTATTTCTGCGATGGAATGATTAACCATCATCTGTTGAACCGCAAAACCGAAAGCGTTAATCATTACTCCATGGAACTGAATATAATCGCGCTTGTACGTAGCGTGGTGTACACCATGTCGGATTGAGTCAATCTGAGTTAGTGTAATCCATGCCTCCCAGACAGATTCTATATATCCCATTTCAAGTTGTTGATTGCCGTTCCTGGCGAACTTTGACGTTGCATCAGTGAGTGCCTTGAAACTCACCCACATATTACTTTTTAATGGCACTACGTTGTGTTCAAAATCGGTTATATCGGCAAATACAGTATGTTGGGTCAGGAAGGATATCATTCCCTGAGCAATATCATCCCGGCCGTTATACGCCATATTGATGGTCGCTGATGGCTTAGAAACGTTGTTATTTATGTCCGAAAAGAACTGCTGCCGGGTTTTTAGCGGCAGATTCATTGTAAGCATCATGGGAACCATGAGCGTTGATGGGGAACTTCGGCAAAATATCTCAATGCCAGCTGCACGATGTTGACCATCAAAAAGTTTTATTTCGGCGTCGAGGGGAATTCTGGCTATACCAACATTTGTGTTGCCAAACGGTACAAATTCTATATTCGAATCACAGTTACCTACGAGAGGGGGAATGATAAAAGGCTCATTTCTTGAGTCTGCGTTAGTGAGATAATTTAAAAATTTTCGTACTCGATTTGGATTAATTTCTCGCTGAGAGCGTTCCAGTGTATGGCCGTAATTATCTGAAGCGAGGAAACGAGCCAGCGATCTTCCTGGTATGGTAAGGAAGAGTGTAACAGTACCACCCTGTACACCTTGCGATGCCGGAAATTCGAATGAATGATTACCAACCTGACTCATATATCCTCCTGTTTATTATTTATCTTCTCAGCCAGCCGCTGTGCTTTCAGTGGATTTCTGATAACAGAAAGGCCGGGAAATACCCAGCCTCGCTTTGTAATGGAGTAGACGAAAGTGATCGCGCCTACCCGGATATTATCGTGAGGATGCGTCATCGCCATTGCTCCCCAAATACAAAACCAATTTCAGCCAGTGCCTCGTCCATTTTTTCGATGAACTCCGGCACCATCTCGTCAAAACTCGCCATGTACTTTTCATTCCGCTCAATCACGACATAATGCAGGCCTTCACGCTTCATGCGCGGGTCATAGTTGGCAAAGTACCAGGCATCTTTTCGCGTCACCCACATGCTGTACTGCACCTGGGCCATGTAAGCCGATTTTATTGCCTCGAAACCACCGAGCCGGAATTTCATGAAATCCCGGGAGGTAAACGGGCATTTCAGTTCAAGGCCGTTGCCGTCACTGCATAAACCATCGGGAGAGCAGGCGGTGCGCATACTTTCGTCGCGATAGATGATCGGGGATTCAGTAATATTCACGCCGGAAGTGAATTCAAACAGGGTTCTGGCGTCGTTCTCGTACTGTTTTCCCCAGGCCAGCGCCTTAGCATTAACTTCCGGAGCCACACCGGTGCAAACCTCAGCCAGCAGGGTGTGGAAGTAGGACATTTTCATGTCAGGCCACTTCTTTCCTGAGCGGGGCTTTGCTATCACGTTGTGAACTTCTGAAGCGGTGATGACGCCGAGCCGTAATTTGTGCCATGCATCATCCCCCTGTTCGACAGCTCTCACGTCGATCCCGGTACGCTGCAGGATAATGTCCGGTATCATGCTGCCACCTTCTGCTCAGTGGCTTTCTGTTTCAGGAATCCAAGAGCTTTCACTGCTTCGGCCTGTGTCAGTTCTGACGATGCGCGAATGTCGCGGCGAAATATCTGGGAACAGAGCGGCAATAAGTCGTCATCCCATGTTTTATCCAGGGCGATCAGCAGAGTGTTAATCTCCTGCATGGTTTCATCGTTAACCGGAGTGATGTCGCGTTCTGGCTGACGTTCTGCAGTGTATGCAGTATTTTCGACAATGCGCTCGGCTTCATCCTTGTCATAGATACCAGCAAATCCGAAGGCCAGACGGGCACACTGAATCATGGCTTTATGCCGTAACATCCGTTTGGGATGCGACTGCCACGGCCCCGTGATTTCTCTGCCTTCGCGGGTTTTGAATGGTTCGCGGCGGCATTCATCCATCCATTCGGTAACGCAGATCGGATGATTACGGTCCTTGCGGTAAATCCGGCATGTACAGGATTCATTGTCCTGCTCAAAGTCCATGCCATCAAACTGCTGGTTTTCATTGATGATGCGGGACCAGCCATCAACGCCCACCACCGGAACAATGCCGTTCTGCTTATCAGGGAAGGCGTAAATTTCTTTCGTCCACGGATTAAGGCCGTACTGGTTGGCGACGATCAACAATGCGATGAACTGCGCATCGCTGGCATCACCTTTAAATGCCGTCTGGCGAAGAGTGGTGATCAGTTCCTGTGGGTCGACAGAATCCATGCCGACACGTTCAGCCAGCTTCCCTGCCAGCGTTGCGAGTGCTGTACTCATCCGTTTTATACCTCTGAATCAATATCAACCTGGTGGTGAGCAATGGTTTCAACCATGTACCGGATGTGTTCTGCCATGCGCTCCTGAAACTCAACATCGTCATCAAACGCACGGGTAATGGCTTTTTTGCTGGCCCCGCAGCGTTGCAAATGATCGATGCAGAGTGATTCAAACAGGTGCTGTGGAAGACCTTTTTCCATGTCGTCTGCCAGTTCTGACTCTTTCTCTTCACGGGCGATCTGCTGGTAGTGACGTGCCCAGCTCAGACCCTCAAGACGATCCTGAATGTAATAAGCGTTCATGGCTGAACTCCTGAAAATGGCTGTGAAAATATCGCCCGCGAAATGCCAGGCTGATTAGGAAAACAGGAAAGGGGATTAGTGATTCAGGCCATTACCGCGTCCGTCGAAAAAAACTTCCACGAGCAAATCACGGGTATAAGTGCGCTCGATGCCGCGATGCAGATATAGCCGTCCGCGTAAATTAGCTGATGCAGTCCAGGTACCATCTTTGTGTTTGACCAGCATTCCTGGCATGACCGCACCTCGATTAACGGTCTGCGTTCCGTAATGTTGATGAACCATAAAAACTCCTGCCCGTAAGCTGGGCTGCTGAACATATAGAGACTTCTGCGCGTATTCAGGCGGTGGATGGCCGCCGGTTGTCATAACTAAGCCGCCTCGTTGAAGCGACTGAGGTATGAGGTGTTGAGTTGATTTCAGCTGGTCACACCGACGTTCACGCGTCCGTTTCACCCCTCGCACTCCCCGGAGCCTGCCGAAATTCAAGCTGCGGATCTAAGCGGTCATCGCAACGGTGAATCAGGTGGTTGCCGTATCGTTGTGTTGTTGCGACATGGTGATAATAGCTATTGCTATTGGTGGTATCAATACTTATTGCTATTGATTGATGTGTTTTGATATTAACTGTTTGATAGCAAAAAGAATTAATTTTGTGACTTGCATCGCATAGCGATAACTGAAGGGAGGTTGTGGTGGTTTTTCGAACGGTTTGTGTGATGAGGGGAGGGGACAAAAGAAAACCCGGCACGGTGGCCGGGACGTTTTATTTCAAAGAAAAATTATGACTAGCGTATCTTGGAAGAAATTCATATAGTGTTAATGTCTTAACGCCGTGAGAAGCAGCAGCATCCGGGATCATTATTCTTTTTTTAGGTTTGCCACCGGATGGTTTCTCATGGGTAATAATAGTATATCCATGTGTCATCGCATGGGCTATTAAAAAAGCATCTGCTTTTTCATGGCTTGCAAAATCAAACTTTGCCTTTTCGGTAACATCTAATTTAGTTGACCAATTTATTAACTTTGCATAATTTTCTATTGAACTATGCTCATCTTCGAAGAATGATGATGGTAACTCTTCTTTAATCCATTTACACAATGGATCATCTTTTGCACATAGTTCTTTTTTTACAGCATTAATGCTATAAATCAGACCATTCATGTGTAAAGCGAGAAGAAAATCCCAAAATATTTTGCAATAATTGAAGTTATATGCAAAGTTTTTTGCCTCTATGAAGACATTACTATCAATTAAGAATTTTCCATTATGAATCATAGAGATTCTCGTTTTTTATAAAATTCAACAACTGTATCTGCTTTTACATTTAGCAGTACGCCTGCTTCCCTTAATGGTAATTGTTGAGACATTGCTTTGGAAATTATTATATTCGTAAGTTTTGGACTGTTACGAACAGGTAATGTGTTAAAGAAAGAACCACCATTAGATTCTTTTTTGGGCTTATTGTAAGCTTGATCTTTAATTATCTCCAAAGTGTTTCTTTCTATCAAATCTAATTGTAACGCTTTGATTGCACAAGCGAAATCACTAACCTTAAATAACTTAGAAACCTCTTTTACCCGATAATAATTATTATCGCTGGATGCATTAAGCCAGAAAGATTTGAAGAGATTATCAGGCATTAAGATTTCAGCAGCAACTTTATTACAAAAAGATTCTATGTTTTTTTCTGTGTCCCACCCAGAGACTCCATCGACTCCAAGCCAAAGATGAGCCACCTCATGAAATAATGTAAATACCTGCGCAGATAACGCGTCCGAGCTATTTACAAAAATGATCGGAGCAACGCTATCAGATATACAGAAACCACGAAACTCTCGCGTGTCAAGTTTTCTTTTATTATTATTACCCACAACACCATTCTTGAAAACTAATACGCCAGTGTCTTCTATTAGTTTTGCCACTTTAGAAAAATAGCTCTCAAAAGTGACATTTTTTATCTCTTTTTGTATATCAAAATGTATTGTGTTTGCTATGTCTGTAGCAACAACCTTATAATTTAATTTTCTATTAAATTTAAATTTACCAATAAAATCGAGTGGATCATCATTACCATTTTCTCTTAAATAGTCTTTGTACCACTCAAGTTTATATTCTATATCATAGTAAACATCAAAAAAATCTTTTCCTAACTCACGGCTATTTATAGCTTGCCTTAAGTCAGGGATCTTGGGTTTGGCTGGAGTTGGTGGCGTTTCAAGAAATAAAAAACCGAAAGGGATTCCTCCAATTTTTGCCAGTTTTTCTGCTGCGGATTTACTTACCACTCCGTTAAGAAATTTATTAATCTTTTTGGGCATGACTTGGTCAGCAAGAGTTTCGATAGAAACTCCTTGAGAATTTGCTATCCAATCAATCATCTTCCTAGACAATTGAAATTCAACCGCTGCCATGTTATCACCTAGTTAAAAAAAACTATTATTCAACAATTATTGTTGTGCACCTGATAGCTAACGTCAAGCCTAATTTATTGCCTTACTACAGTAAGCTGAAAAGCGAAGTGCATAATTTTGTTCTGATTTCTACCCATGCTTTCTATATGTCTGCGGCATGCTCCCGATGACTTTCCCGAAGATGAACACGCGGTTCATCTCGTCTTTCTCGATCGGGTCCCACGGTGAGTAGCTCTTGTTATCAGAGATAACCAGCAGCTTATCCTTCATCATTTGCAGGCGCTTTACATGGGCGGTGTCGTCATACAGAAACGCATAGATACCATCACCGTCGAAAGATTTAACAGTGATATCAACGAACAGAAGATCACCTGGTTCGATCGTTCCTGACATGCTGTCACCGCGTACGTTAATGATGCGGATATTTTCTGCCTTCCTGCCATCGAACATGTGACGAGCATCGTCAAACGAGTACTCAACCGAGCGTAGAACTTCTACAAACTCACGGTTGATGACTCCCGGCCCGGCACTCACTTCTATATCAAGAACGTCAATCTTGAAGTATTTGGGATGGTTGGCAGTAGGCTTCCCTAATTGTTGACCGTCATTTCTCATCGGGCCTATGCCTGATGAGAGCCACTCTGTTCGAACACCCAATGCATTAGCTATTTCAACAATTTTTGTTGAGCCGCGCGCGTTGCCGCTTGTCAGTCTCCAGATTGTGGGTTGAGCTACGCCAGACGCCTTTGCAAGAGCGCCTTGAGACATTCCAGATTGTTCCATCGCTAGGTTTAAGCGATCAGCAAGAGTTTCTTTTTTCATAAGTTTTAATTTATACGCTTGCGTATTGATGGTCAAAACACGTTTTGCTATTGTTATGATTAATACGCATTGCTATTATTTATTCATTGCAATACCAATAGGAATTGATAATGACAAATCAAACCATTCAACTCGCAATCAGTATTACAGGTAGTCAAAAACGACTGGCAGATCTATGCGGTGTAGCCCAACCCACTGTTTGGCGTTGGCTACACGGTGGCGGAATTGATGCCCGCTATGTAATGAAAATTGTCTCAGCCACTGGTGGAAAGATTAAACCAGCAGATATTCGTCCCGACCTCGCACCATTGTTTAACGCGAGTAATTCTGCCGCCTAAACTGCGGCGTTAACTGATAAGGCAATGACTATGCAACCACTTACATACCAACAGACTAGCGGATTTAGCCCGACTGCGGTGATAAATCGTTCTCAAACAAAACAAGCTCCAGGCCACGAAAAAATCCGTGATGCCGTCCGCGCCTGGTCGGCTGCAGATAATCAGGATGTTGTTGCCGCACTCATTGTGAATGAGTATCGGGAGCAGGGCGGCGGCACCATCGATTTCCCTGATGATGTCAGCCGTGCACGCCAGAAGCTGTTCCGCTTCCTCGATAACAAATTCGATTCTGAAAAATACCGAAATAACGTGCGTGAACTGACCCCGGCAATTCTGGCGGTACTACCGCTGGAATATCGCGGTTACCTGGTTGAGCAGGATAGCTTTATGGCTAGGTTGGCTGAAATGGAAAAGGAACTCAGTGAGGCAAAACAGGCTGTCATTCTCAACGCACCACGCCACCAGAAACTGAAGGAGATGAGTGAAGGCATTGTGTCGATGTTTCGAGTGGACCCGGATCTGGCTGGTCCATTGATGGCGATGGTCACCACCATGCTGGGGGCAATATGACAGGTTCAAAAATGGCGAAAGTCGGTCTGCGGGAACAGAACCGACTTTCAGGTGCAAATCGTAACACACTCATTGCGGGAGGAATTATGGCAAACACTGCTGAGATATTCAATTTTCCAGTGCCGGATGCGGCACAAAAGGAGCCGCGCGTGGCAGATCTCGATGATGGTTATACGCGCATTGCAAATGAGTTGCTGGAAGCTGTGATGCTGGCCGGATTAACACAGCACCAGCTTCTGGTCTTCCTGGCTGTCATGCGCAAAACATATGGCTTTAATAAAAAACTGGATTGGGTGAGCAACGAGCAACTTTCCGAGTTGACCGGGATATTGCCGCACAAGTGTTCTGCTGCAAAAAGTGTTCTGGTAAAGCGTGGGATTTTTATTCAGAGCGGGCGGAATATCGGCATCAATAATGTGGTCAGTGAATGGTCAACATTACCCGAATCGGGTAAGAAAAATAAAGTTTACCTGAAAGAGGTAAATTTACCTGAATCAGGTAAGAAAAGTTTACCTAAATCAGGTAAAGGCGTTTACCCGAATCAGGTAAACACAAAAGACAAACTAACAAAAGACAATATAAAACCTTTATCGTCCGAGAATTCTGGCGAATCCTCTGACCAGCCAGAAAACGATCTTCCTGTGGTGAAACCGGATGCTGCAATTCAGAGCGGCAGCAAGTGGGGGACAGCAGAAGACCTGACCGCCGCAGAGTGGATGTTTGACATGGTGAAGACCATCGCGCCATCAGCCAGAAAACCGAATTTTGCAGGGTGGGCTAACGATATCCGCCTGATGCGTGAACGTGATGGACGTAACCACCGCGACATGTGCGTGCTGTTCCGCTGGGCATGCCAGGACAACTTCTGGTCCGGTAACGTGCTGAGTCCGGCTAAACTCCGCGACAAGTGGACCCAGCTCGAAATCAACCGTAACAAGCAACAGGCTGGCGTGACAGCCAGAAAACCAAAACTCGACCTGACAAACACTGACTGGATTTACGGGGTGGATTTATGAAAAACATCGCCGCACAGATGGTTAACTTTGACCGTGAGCAGATGCGTCGGATCGCCAACAACATGCCGGAACAGTACGACGAAAAGCCGCAGGTACAGCAGGTAGCGCAGATCATCAACGGTGTGTTCAGCCAGTTACTGGCAACTTTCCCGGCGAGCCTGGCTAACCGTGACCAGAATGAACTGAACGAAATCCGCCGCCAGTGGGTTCTGGCTTTCCGGGAAAACGGGATCACCACAATGGAACAGGTTAACGCAGGAATGCGCGTAGCCCGTCGGCAGAATCGACCATTCCTGCCATCACCCGGGCAGTTTGTCGCCTGGTGCCGGGAAGAAGCATCCGTTAACGCCGGGCTGCCAAACGTCAGCGAGCTGGTTGATATGGTTTACGAGTATTGCCGGAAGCGCGGGCTGTATCCGGATGCAGAGTCTTATCCGTGGAAATCAAACGCGCACTACTGGCTGGTTACCAACCTGTATCAGAACATGCGGGCCAATGCGCTGACTGACGCGGAATTACGGCGCAAGGCTGCCGATGAACTGACCTGTATGACAGCGCGAATTAACCGTGGTGAGACGATACCTGAACCAGTAAAACAACTTCCTGTTATGGGCGGTAGACCTCTAAATCGTGCACAGGCTCTGGCGAAGATCGCAGAAATTAAAGCTAAGTTCGGACTGAAAGGAGCAAGTGTATGACGGGCAAAGAGGCAATTATTCATTACCTGGGGACTCATAAGAAATTCTGTGCGCAGGACGTTGCCGCGGTAACAGGCGCAACGGTAACCAGCATAAATCAGGCTGCGGCTAAAATGGCGCGGGCAGGAATCCTGGTCGTTGATGGTAAGGTCTGGCGAACGGTGTATTATCGGTTCGCTACCAGAGAAGAACGGGAAGGAAAGGTGAGCACGAATTTGATTTTTAAGGAGTGTCGCCAGAGTGCCGCGATGAAACGGGTATTGAGGGTATATAAAAGAACATCAATGGGTACACAATGATGAAACAGGTGAGTTGAGTTCAAACTGTAGTACAATTCTCTCCAGTTTGAACAGGAAAGAATATGCTATGAACCCTTATATTTATCTTGGTGGTGCAATACTTGCAGAGGTCATTGGTACAACCTTAATGAAGTTTTCAGAAGGTTTTACACGATTATGGCCATCTGTTGGTACAATTATTTGTTATTGTGCATCATTCTGGTTATTAGCTCAGACGCTGGCTTATATTCCTACAGGGATTGCTTATGCTATCTGGTCAGGAGTCGGTATTGTCCTGATTAGTTTACTGTCATGGGGATTTTTCGGCCAACGGCTGGACCTGCCAGCCATTATAGGCATGATGTTGATTTGTGCCGGTGTGTTGGTTATTAATTTATTGTCACGAAGCACACCACATTAAAATAATTTGTTTCTAAACGACTAAAATATGGAGGCTCTTATATTTATATGAGCCTCGTTTTATGCTTTTTGTTAATGTCTTTATTTTTTATGTATTCTTTTGTGCTTTCAAGATTATGGCGTAAGAAAATTGCAATACGATTATTGTTGTATATTCAAGATAATGTGACCTTAATTGTCTTTTTAAATAAAAATTAAACAAAAATTATATCCCACCACTAAGGTTTATAAAAGCATACGTTAGCAGGTGTCACCATGAAAAAAGCCATAGCATATATGCGATTTTCATCACCAGGTCAGATGTCTGGTGACTCATTAAACCGACAGAGAAGACTTATTGCTGAATGGTTAAAGGTAAATAGTGATTATTATCTTGATACCATAACATATGAAGATTTAGGATTAAGTGCATTCAAAGGAAAGCATGCACAATCAGGAGCTTTTTCGGAATTTTTAGATGCTATAGAGCATGGTTATATATTGCCAGGAACTACATTGTTAGTTGAAAGTCTGGACAGACTTTCAAGAGAAAAAGTCGGTGAAGCGATTGAACGTCTGAAATTGATTTTGAATCACGGTATTGATGTTATAACTCTTTGCGACAATACAGTCTATAATATTGACTCTTTGAATGAGCCATATTCATTAATAAAAGCCATACTTATAGCACAAAGGGCAAATGAAGAAAGCGAGATAAAGTCAAGTCGGGTTAAATTATCATGGAAGAAAAAACGGCAGGATGCACTGGAATCAGGTACGATTATGACGGCGTCTTGTCCGAGATGGCTCTCCTTAGATGACAAAAGAACGGCTTTTGTTCCAGACCCCGACAGGGTGAAAACTATTGAGCTAATTTTTAAACTCAGGATGGAAAGGCGCTCATTGAATGCAATAGCCAAGTATTTAAATGATCATGCTGTAAAGAATTTCTCAGGAAAAGAAAGTGCATGGGGACCTTCTGTAATTGAAAAATTATTAGCGAATAAAGCTCTGATAGGTATATGCGTACCTTCATATCGTGCAAGAGGGAAAGGGATAAGTGAAATCGCTGGCTATTATCCCAGAGTCATATCAGATGATTTGTTTTACGCTGTACAGGAAATTCGGTTGGCACCTTTTGGTATTAGCAATAGTAGCAAGAATCCTATGCTAATAAATCTACTTCGAACAGTTATGAAGTGTGAGGCTTGTGGTAATACCATGATTGTTCATGCGGTATCTGGAAGTTTGCATGGCTATTATGTTTGTCCAATGAGAAGATTACATCGATGTGACAGGCCATCAATAAAAAGAGATTTGGTTGATTATAATATCATTAATGAATTGCTTTTTAATTGTAGCAAAATTCAACCAGTTGAAAACAAGAAAGATGCTAATGAAACTTTAGAGTTAAAAATTATTGAGCTTCAGATGAAAATTAATAATTTAATCGTTGCATTGTCTGTCGCGCCTGAAGTTACCGCTATAGCAGAGAAAATAAGACTATTAGATAAGGAATTACGAAGGGCTTCGGTATCATTGAAAACTTTGAAGAGTAAAGGTGTAAATTCATTCAGTGATTTTTATGCTATTGACTTAACCAGTAAAAATGGACGAGAGTTATGCCGTACACTTGCCTATAAAACATTCGAAAAAATCATAATTAATACGGATAATAAAACCTGTGATATCTATTTTATGAATGGCATTGTTTTTAAACACTATCCTTTAATGAAAGTAATATCCGCCCAGCAGGCGATAAGTGCTCTCAAATATATGGTTGATGGTGAGGTTTATTTTTGAGTAATAATCACTTTTTCAACCGTGCTATGGTATGAAAGTAAAGTAACTACTATGATATTAACTATCTTGAACGAAGCGCCCTGAGCTATGGTTTTGCTATAGGGACTGCCAATGGGGGCTGGCATTCTCGCTCCAGTAGTTCAATAATACTCAATCACAAAACAATTCACTGATAACAAACTTTGCACACTTGCTTGGTTATGGCGAGCAAGTGATGTGATGTTAACCGTCTGCCAGAACATTACTTCACTTCTTCAAGTGGCGGAACATTGCGAATCCGGTAACTTTGCTTCCATCGAGCAAGAATATCCCTAGGTACTCAACAGGGTGCAGGTCAACGTGAATCGGTCATGACACGACACCGATTTTGCGGAATGTTTCGAAGGTAAACTATTGGATGCCTCTATCAGCAACAACACAGCAAGATCAGAAGTGATGGACGACACGTTCAGAGCAATGATTCAGCGCGTCGAGGATGCGAAAGGAAAACTGTAACCACAGAGAAAGAGCTTGTTTCATGTGTGAAGGAGCGCAGTAACAGGACATTTGAAGCCCGTTACTACGTTCAAAACAGCAATCTACAAACTGTGCTCGAACAGGGAATGGTGATAAGCAGAGACGCGTTAGAAAACTATGAAGCTGGAAATCTGATATCCGACATCCTGCCACAGCAATCACCTGAAGATGCGGTACTAAAAATGGTTGACTGTCTCAAGCGCCTTGGAGCTGCTACCGAAGCTAATTTTAAAAACAATAAGGATGAAAATGTGGATCCCGAAAACTACGTTGTGTAACGTAAGGTTAAATGAGGCTATTAAATGTTGTGATATCAATAGATATATATAGAGTAATTTTCGTTATAATTAACTGTTCTGGGATATCGGACTATGATGGTCTCCAGAATTGAGAATATTTATCAACTTAATGATAGAGGGACTATGAAAATTTACAGCCTTGGTGAAGAGACAATCAATAGCATTATTGAAGAAGATAAAAAATTGTCTGAGCAGGTGCAGATTATTGAAGATTATATCGTTATCAATGTTGCTTATGAATACAACATCCCGCTTAGTACATGTTCAACACATCAGCAAATTTTGAACTGGGTGTGGCACTTAACTGAAAAAACATGGATGACACAAAATGTTACTCGTCGCTTCATTGAAGTAGCTTGTGGATATCACAAGCTAGACTATCGCCAATGATATTCAATTTTTGATTTTTTAGTATCAACCTTCCATAATAATGTCACCGGAGCTTGAACAACTCCGGTGACTTCTGCGCATTTAAGGGGACTTAAATGCGACCACAATCTGAACTCCTTACCTTGTCACAGATGCAGAAATGCACCTGCGATGTCTTGCATCCAGCGTTTGATCTCTGCGGAGGTGAAGCGTGAACCTCCCACAAGATGGCATCAAATTACATCGCGGTAACTTCACCGCTGTCGGTCAGCAGATCCAGACTTATCTGGAAGACGGCAAATGCTTTCGCATGGTGCTTAAACCGTGGCGCGAGAGACGCAGTCTTTCCCAGAATGCACTCAGCCACATGTGGTACAGCGAAATCAGCGAGTACCTCATCAGCAGGGGGAAAACGTTCGCTACTGCAGTATGGGTAAAAGATGCACTCAAACACACATACCTCGGTTATGAAACCAAGGACTTGGTTGATGTCGTAACCGGCGAAATCACTACTATCCAGTCGTTACGCCATACCTCCGATCTTGATACCGGAGAGATGTATGTCTTCCTGTGTAAGGTTGAAGCCTGGGCGATGAATATTGGCTGCCACCTGACTATTCCGCAGAGCTGCGAGTTCCAGCTGCTGCGCGACAAGCAGGAGGCGTAATGGCTACACCGCTTATTCGTGTCATGAACGGGCACATTTACAGAGTACCAAATCGTCGTAAGCGTAAACCTGAGCTGAAGCCTTCCGAAATACCAACACTGCTCGGATATACCGCCAGCCTGGTTGATAAAAAATGGTTGCGACTGGCAGCAAGGAGGAATCATGGCTGATTTGAGAAAAGCAGCGCGTGGTCGGGAATGCCAGGTAAGAATCATTGGCGTATGTAATGGCAACCCTGAAACGTCTGTACTGGCACATATCCGGCTGGCTGGATTGTGCGGCACCGGTATTAAACCGCCAGACCTTATTGCCACCATTGCCTGTTCTGCCTGTCACGACGAAATCGACCGCCGCACGCATTTTGTCGATGCTGAGTACGCAAAAGAATGCGCGCTGGAAGGTATGGCGAGAACGCAGGTTATCTGGCTGAAAGAGGGGGTAATCAAGGCGTGAATACTTACCACATCACACTACCCTGGCCGCCGAGCAATAACCGCTACTACCGGCATAATCGCGGGCGCACGCACATCAGCGCAGAAGGGCAGGCATACCGTGATAACGTCGCCCGAATCATTAAAGGCTCAATGCTGGATATCGGCCTGGCTATTCCTGTGAAAATCCGCATAGAGTGCCACATGCCGGATCGCCGTCGCCGTGACCTGGATAATCTGCAAAAAGCCGCTTTTGACGCACTCACTAAAGCAGGTTTCTGGCTTGATGATGAGCTGGTCGTTGATTACCGCGTTGTGAAGATGCCTGTTACCAAAGGTGGGAAGCTGGAACTGACCATCACTGAACTGGGAGATGAATGATGTTTGAGTCTTATATGGCAGAACGTCTTCGCCGCCGCTGGGTGCGCCTGCGCTTATATCGTTTCCCCGGTTCTGTTTTGACCGATTACCGAATACTGAAGAATTACGCCAAAACCCTGACAGGAGCAGGAGTATGAAGTCAGAGATAACAATCAACTAATACTGTTTTGTTGATTTTTGCTTGTAATTGGCGTTCTGGTCTGATTTTTGTGGAGTAAGTTGATGCGTGATATTCAGATGGTTCTTGAGCGTTGGGGAGCGTGGGCGGCTAATAATCATGAAGATGTGACCTGGTCGTCCATTGCCGCCGGTTTTAAGGGATTAATTCCTTCAAAAGTAAAATCTCGCCCGCAATGTTGTGACGATGACGCGATGATCATTTGCGGGTGCATGGCCCGTCTGAAAAAGAACAACAGCGATTTGCACGATTTATTAGTAGATTATTATGTAGTCGGTATGACATTCATGTCACTGGCAGGTAAGCATTGCTGCTCTGATGGTTATATCGGGAAAAGGTTACAGAAGGCTGAGGGTATAATTGAAGGGATGTTAATGGCATTAGATATCCGGTTAGAGATGGATGTCGTTGTTAATAACTCTAATTAATATGCCAATTGTTTACTAAAAGTTATTAAAAACGGGGCGTTGCAACGCCCCCAAAAATAAAGGGTAATATATAACAGAAGGTTTATATAGTTAGAAGCAAGGTTGTGCTCCTAAAGGAAGTGGCTTGAGGGAGCCACTTATATGTTGGGGAGGCAAAGCCTCCCGCAACATATCTTTTTCGTAATCAGATTAGAACTGGTAAACCAGACCTACAGCAACGATGTCATCAGTGCTTACACCGAGTGCTTTAGTGAAGTCATTTTTGTCAAGCAGGTTGATTTTGTAATCAACGAAAGTAGACATATTTTTGTTGAAGTAATAGGTTGCACCTACATCAACATATTTGACTAAGTCCTGATCGCCCCATACTCCAAGATCCTTACCTTTAGATTGCAGGTAAGCAACGGACGGACGCAGACCGAAATCGAACTGATATTGTGCAACAGCTTCGAAGTTTTGAGCTTTATTAGCAACGAAGTGATCAGCAAATACAGTCATATTCTGGGTTTCAGAATAGGTAGTGGCCAGGTAAATGTTGTTAGCGTCATATTTCAGACCTGCGGCCCAAACTTCTGCATTTTTACCGGAAGCAAATACTTCAGGAAGAACTTTCCCTGCATTAACTTGAGTGTCGGTACGATCAGATTTCGCATAAGTTGCACCGATACCGAATCCTTCGTATTCATAGGTAGCAGAGAAACCGAAGCCATCACCGTTACCTTCAGTGTAGTTATCGAAATCGCTACGATCGTTTTTGCCTTGGTACTGAGCAGCAAAGTTCAGACCATCAACCAGACCAAAGAAGTCGTTGTTACGATAGGTTGCAACACCAGTGGTGCGACCAGTCATGAACACATCTGTTTGAGTCCAGGTATCGCCACCGAATTCTGGCAGAACGTCAGTCCACGCACCGATGTCGTATGCTACACCGTAGTTACGGCCGTAATCGATTGAGCCGTAGTCACCGAATTTCAGGCCTGCAAATGCAAGACGGGTTTTGTCTTTGGAGGAACCTTGAGATTCAGCGCGGTTGCCTTTGAATTCATATTCCCACTGACCGAAACCAGTCAGCTGATCGTTGATTTGGGTTTCGCCTTTGAAGCCCAGACGAACATAAGTAGTATCACCATCATCTGCATCGTTAGAGGAAAAGTAGTGCTTGGCATTAACTTTCCCGTACAGATCCAGCTTGTTACTGTCTTTATTATAAATTTCAGCTGCCTGAGCAGACATCGCCATCAGTACTGATGCAGCTACAGCAGAAATTGCCACTGTTAATTTTTTCATCGTGAGCCCTTTTTTTTGAACTATTATTAAAAAATGATGTCACTGCGAGATAAATATTCATCTAATCAATGTGATTATTTCAAGATGTAAGTTTTAGTTTCTCATTTAATTTGTGAAGTAGATCTCTATTTTTATCTTAACTTTTTCTATCAAAACCTATTTATGGCTCTTATTTGAACAAAAATAAACCTATTAGCTAATTTATATTAATGGCTGTTATTTATGTGGGTTCTATAATTTGACGGTTTAATTTAAACCAACTAAAAATAACGCAGGAAATTATTTATTGGTTATTTGTTGAGGTTTTCTTATGTATTTGTGGTGGTGTTTTGAACACTCGGTAGCATTCTCATAAATATCATTCAGTGGTTTACGTACGTAAAAAATTGGTTATGCTGTTAAGAGTGGTTACTTCGTCACACAGCTTAAACCCGCCGTCGAGCTGGTTTTTCCATTTTTTGAGTCTCGATATTAGCTGATAACTCAATACCTAAGTTATTCACTGACTCCGAGTCTGTTACGTTTCTGCTTTTTTGCGATACGTTGTATTCCCTCAATTTACACCCGCTTTGTCTGCGAGGTGGGGTTATGAAATCCATGGATAAGTTAACAACGGGTGTCGCCTATGGCACCTCAGCAGGTAGTGCCGGTTACTGGTTTTTACAGCTGCTCGATAAAGTCACGCCCTCACAGTGGGCAGCAATAGGTGTGCTGGGTAGCCTGGTATTTGGCCTGCTGACGTACCTGACAAACCTTTATTTCAAGATTAAAGAAGATAAGCGCAAGGCTGCGAGAGGTGAATAATGCCTCCATCATTACGAAAAGCCGTTGCTGCTGCTATTGGTGGCGGAGCAATTGCTATAGCATCAGTGTTAATCACTGGCCCAAGTGGTAACGATGGTCTGGAAGGTGTCAGCTACATACCATACAAAGATATTGTTGGTGTATGGACTGTATGTCACGGGCATACAGGAAAAGACATCATGCTCGGTAAAACGTATACCCACTCACTGTCCGGCACTGCTGCAAGCGCAGGTGCACACGCACATACTGTCGGTATTGGTGCTCATACGCACTCGGTTGCGATTGGCTCACATGGACACACCATCACCGTTAACGCTGCTGGTAACGCGGAAAACACCGTCAAAAACATCGCATTTAACTATATTGTGAGGCTTGCATAATGGCATTCAGAATGAGTGAACAACCACGGACCATAAAAATTTATAATCTGCTGGCCGGAACTAATGAATTTATTGGTGAAGGTGACGCATATATTCCGCCTCATACAGGTCTGCCAGCAAACAGTACCGATATTGCACCACCAGATATTCCGGCTGGCTTTGTGGCTGTTTTCAACAGTGATGAGGCATCGTGGCATCTCGTTGAAGACCATCGGGGTAAAACCGTCTATGACGTGGCTTCCGGCGACGCGTTATTTATTTCTGAACTCGGCTCATTACCGGAAAATGTCACCTGGTTATCCCCGGAAGGGGAGTTTCAGAAGTGGAACGGCACAACCTGGGTGAAAGATGCAGAAGCAGAAAAACTGTTCCGGATCCGGGAGGCGGAAGAAACAAAAAACAGCCTGATGCGTGTAGCCAGTGAGCATATTGCGCCACTTCAGGATGCTGCAGATCTGGAAATCGCAACGGAGGAAGAAACCTCGTTGCTTGAAGCCTGGAAGAAGTATCGGGTGTTGCTGAATCGTGTTGATACATCAACTGCACCTGATATTGAGTGGCCTGCAATCCCTGTTATGGAATAATAGTTTTGTGATATGCCGCAGAAACGTTATATGCAATAACGTGCTGCGGTTGGCTGATGTACTTTCGAGAGTGTATTGAATAATTTCCAACCGTCATTAATTTTATTTATTTTTTGTATGAGAGGATTTGAACCTCCGAGCCTCGACACCTTATGACAACGCGATATTGCCTTGATGATCGCCATGTGCCAAAATAACCAATTGATAAATAAGTTTATTTTAATTGGTTGGAAGCAAGTCAGGTCAAATTCAGCATTCCGCTCTCTGTATCGGATAGTTAAATTTTTCTATAACTGATAGTAATATGTTAAAACTCACACAGATAAATTATCATTGCTCAACAAGTATAATGGAGTTCCCGTGGATACAGCAGAACATGATGGCAAGTTTGCTTGGGCTAGTTTTTATGAGGCTTTTGCCAACGCGTTACTGACTTGGCGAAATCGTAGAGATGAATTAGTCAAAGGTATTCATCTAATTGCCTCGGGTGTGGAAGGAATGTCCCATCTGCAGGACAAATCTATTATGGGAGAGATCTTTCCCTTAAAAGACATTTGTCCGTTTACTACTATGGGCTTGTTCAATCGTAACTTGACCGACAGCAATCGCAAAATTATTGCTGCCAAGCTAGCGAATTTGTTGGGCGTGAACGAACCGATTCCAGACTCCTTTGCCGGAATCCCTCTGTTGAATAACCAAAAATCTTGGTTCTTTGGTTATGAAAAGTCACGCGACCCTAATGACATTGAATGCTTGTGGGAAATGTTCTCACAGGCAATGACCTTTGCGGATAACCAGAATACTAACTCTGCAGACTTCACTGCCGCATATGACATCGCTTCTACAGTAATGAATGTCGGTTGGAATCTCACCATGGGGTTGTACTGGACCCGTCCTTGGTTCTACCCCACTTTAGATAGCCAGTCGCAGTATTACATTCAGACAGTGTTAAACATTAAGATCATTAAAAACGGGGCAAAAGGTCGCTGTAGTGGACAAAGTTACCTGAGTCTTATGCGGGCGCTGAACGAGGTCTTTACCCAACCAAACTATCCGGTTCATTCTTTCCCAGAACTTTCCTTATCAGCGTGGAATACAGATCTTAGCCAGTCTAAAGATGAAGTGGCAAATAGAACGTGGAAAGCCTCTTTACTGAATAAAATTAAGGCGTTATGCCTGAAAAAAAATGGCCCTTATTTCACTGCTTCGGAGTTGGAAGAAAACTACTTGGACGTATTCAAGGTAGAGCATCCTGAGAGCAAAACTGTTACAAGCTCAATCTACTTTTATCTACAGAAACTATGCAATGATGATGAGTTAAAGTCCCTCGAGTCCGGAAATTATGAATACCTGAATTTTGAGAAAAACGAATCCCAGACGATAACTGAGGAAACTGTCGAAGAGAGTGCGCTGTTGCCAAAACTCACCCACGTTCCTTATGACATCAGTCATCTGGTGCAGGATGGCTGTTTCTTGGAAGAGGCTAAGATCCAACTCACACTTCAGCGCCTGATCGACAAGAAAAACCTGATATTACAAGGACCACCAGGAACTGGAAAAACTTGGTTAGCGCGACGTCTGGCGTACTGCTTGATGGGAGAAAAAGCACCTGAGCGTATTAGCGCGGTGCAATTTCACCCGAACCTCTCTTACGAAGACTTTATTCGCGGCTGGCGTCCAGGTAAAGAAGGGCAATTGACGCTAATTGATGGACCTTTTGTAAATGCAATCAAAACTGCAGTCAATAATCCTACCTCGAAATATGTGGTGATAATTGAAGAGATTAATCGTGGCAATCCGGCGCAAATCTTCGGTGAAACACTCACATTGATGGAAGCAGATAAACGCACGCCGACTGAGGCATTATCTCTTTCCTATCCTAAAAATGCTGATGAAAAAATATACATTCCTGAGAATCTATATATCATCGGTACGATGAATATTGCAGACCGCTCACTCGCACTACTTGACCTAGCGCTGCGCCGTCGTTTCGCGTTTATCGATCTAAAGCCAGCTTTTAATGACGCGTGGAGAAACTGGGTAAATTATAATTACGCAATTGATTTTGACATGTTAGCATTCATCAAATCTCGACTGACGGTATTAAACGATATGCTGGCAAAAGATGTTACCTTAGGACCACAGTTTTGTATCGGTCACAGCTATGTCACCCCAGCTATCGGCCAAAAAATCAACGATGCCCAGGCTTGGTATGAACAAGTCGTTGATACAGAGATCTGCCCTTTGCTCGCCGAATATTGGTTCGATGCTCCAAATAAAGTCGATGAAGCCAGAAAAGTGTTATTAGCAAAATGACGACAATAACCGGGAGTGAGCAACATACAGCATCACGTATTCCCATGCGAAATATCTGGATGCTGATGCTGTACGCTTCAGATCTGTTTCGCCAGTTAGGGCGCAATCAGATCGCAGTAGAAGATAACCCAGCAGAAATCCCCGACCTGGTGGCGACAATCCTCCTTCATGAGATTACGCTGCGCCGACGTCGCAATTTAAATATGGGATACCAAACTTGTCATGCGGCCCTGAACCGGGTGAGAGGGCGCATTGACATACTGTATACTGCCAGTCATCAACTGCTGGAACGGGGACAGGTTGCCTGCCATTTTCAAGACATAACCCTCAACACCCCCCGAAATCGCTATGTTCGCTGTGCGTTAGAACGTCTGGCCTCAATCATAGTGAAACCGTCTTTGGCGGCAGATTGCCATTTTATGGCAATATCACTTCGCCGTGAGGGGATAAATGGAGGATATCCTGCCCCCCACGAATTACCCTCAGTGTGGCGTTTTGGACGCCATGATGCCGCAGATAAACCGATGGTCGATGCCGCACGATTAGCTTTTGAACTGCTGATGCCGACCGAAGATCAAGGCCAATATCTTTTACCTGCGCCCTCAAATAACCTTTACTGGATGAGAAGACTATTTGAAAAAGGTATCGCTGGCTTATATCGTGTACACCTTGCCAAAACAACTTGGCAGGTCTCTGCAGGGAAAGAGCTGAAATGGGCGTTGAGCGATCAAAGTGCAGGTAGTGCAGAGATTTTCCCGACAATGAAGTCAGACATTATTCTGGAACACAAGACTGCCCAGCGGCGTATTATTATCGATACCAAATTTAATTCGATTCTGACAAAGGGTTGGCATCGGGAGCAATCACTACGTAATGGCTATATTTATCAGCTATATACCTACCTTAGAACACAGGAGAACAAGACGGATCCGCTTTCGCTCAATGCCGCTGGTCTTCTACTTCATCCAGCTGTTGGCTATATGCTTAATGAGTATGTTGTCACTCAGGGACATAAGATCCATTTTGCTACAGTAGATATGACGGTAGATGCTAAAGCAATTAAAAAACAATTGCTGGCAATAGCCCATGATTGTGCAGGAGTCGCGGTTGATGACTAACCATCCTATAAGGCACTGGCTGTAATATAATCAATAGTTTCAATTAAGTAGCTGTTATCCGTGCTTAGTCATCATATGACGCACCACGGTCTAATTTTCCTGCTCATACATTGATATATCCTTGTCGTGCCCGGAAAGTCGCAGTCCACTATGAGGTATACCGATTGCCAGCACCAAAAGCTTCTTTGTGATTATTATATCGGGGAATGCCTATTTTTTTAGTGACAATATCAGATAGCAATTAATAAGCGGTGCCGGTAATGGATGTTATGTTTAATGTATAGACACAGCCATCATAAACTAAACGTCTGTTGTTCGCTCATAACCGACATTTATCTCAGTTATGGAAGATAATTATGTATGCAGATAATGGGGCAGACAGTCGTGGAGTAAACAAGGTTTTGCACTGCTTGGCGGCATCGTTATCTTATTTTTAATTATGTGCCTCTTAACATAAGTTGGGACAAAACAGAGACACATAAGGTCTCACAAAGGTCTGCAAGGCCTCATATGTATTGAGATGTTAATAAAATGTAGGCTTGTAATTTGGATATAAATGGTAGAGAAAACCTTTCCCCAAAATAAAAACGAACGTCAATGAAATCAAACGGTTGAATAAAGTTTATTTTGGCTAATAAAAAGACAATAAAATAATTTTTATCATTAAATATCAATGGCTTGAATTCATGGTTTTTATATACTGTTACGCCATATGGGCTGGACTGAAGCCGCAGACCTGATTGTTAAAGGTATGGAAGGCGCAATCAACGCCAAGACTGTAACCTATGACTTCGAACGTCTGATGGAAGGCGCTAAACTGCTGAAATGTTCAGAATTTGGTGATGCGATCATCAAGAACATGTAATCACTACATGTGTTTAATATTGCAACGGGCGTATAACACGCCCGTTGTTTTATTTATGTAGGTATTATTAATAGCATATCGAGCATATTTATATAAAACCCTTTACTTGAGCCCATATGGGCATATTTTTATAATGCAACTATTATGCAAACATTTATTTGTTATTTTGCTTTCTCCTGGAGGACACTCTTGACTGCTTTTGAGTAGACTCCATAAATCCTTGTTGAATGGTGCGATGTTATAAATAGTAATAGGATATTCTTTATCTTTAAGGATAATTCCAGATTTAACCGGTGTAAATATACTGCCAGGAGGGAGAAATATAGTAGATTGATACCAGATGATCATTTTCATATTACCCCATATGGCTGAAAAAGATATGCCGCATGAAGGTTGAATTATCGTGTCAATTACTATCCACTTCATTTGTTATGTCTTATCCCACGGTATTTAATATAGTTCATTTGGATGTTCATTTCTTTATTTTGCATATGAGTATATTACCCCTTCAAAAAATAAATTAATTAAAACGATTACTTATATAAAACAAAATTTAAAGCAAGGAATCTCAATGGATGTTAAACAAAATGAGATTTAGTGAAAACAATAAATTATTCACTTCGTTTTAGATTTGTTTAGCTATAATGTTATACATTCAAATGACTGAACATCCTGTAATTAAAACATAGCCTTTATGCTACTTTGTGCCAATTTGCTAAACATTATGGTTGCCTTTTTATATAACGATAATAATGAATATAAGCATGACATGAGAATAAGGTTTCAATTTTTGAGTTATATAGGAAAGGTTTAACCTGTTCCTGGCTAAAATACATATAACTGGATGATGACTAAACCAAAACACATGTGCGTTAAGTATTGAAACGGGCGTATGGCACACCCGTTGTTTTTATAAATATATTAACCGTTATAAAATAACGTATAGAAAGTCAAGTGATCACATTTCAAATATCAATTTGATAGTATTGGCATGGTGATTATTTATGGGTAGCAATAAAAGGACAGTATTTATCATCCATAGGGATAGTCTCTGTACTTTTATTCCCATTATGCTAATGCCTTACTGAATTATGAAGCATTTCTTAAGCATCCAACTTTAGCTAGATTAATGGTTTATTATTTTCTACATCTTCAATATATAAAAGCGTATTATCAATGGCGTAGTAACTGCGTTTGTTATGATTAACATCAGTAACCCACCGGAAAACGCCCGCGCCTGCTAGTGTTGAACAGTATTCCCGAAATGTAGATTTTCCGCAAATATGAAGCAATGCGGCCTCTTTTATTTTAGCAGGGTTCTTGGTCGTACTAACTTTTAACAGGTTCCTGGTTCCTCTTAATAACAAAACCGTGTCATCGTGAGTAATAATTCTGATGTTATCCGTAGCCAGATAATAAATGTAATGTGCAATACGGTGATGTTTTAATTCTGAATAAAACCAGGAGAAGTTTTGCTCTTTTCTCACTTGCTCAAACATCTTTTGAAAAACAACGACCTGATCCAT